CATTTTCTTTTACTGATGTTTGTATTCCTACTGTAGTAGCTGCAGCACTTAAATCTGCCGATGAAGCTAATGTAGGTTCATTTAATTCTGTTAATACGTTATTTACTAGTGTAAGAAATGTAGCCATGTTTTGCCTATGTTGTTAGAGGATTGTATATCAGCTCTACACCTGCTATTGCTGTTACTGTGCTTGCTGTTCCTGCTGTGACTGTTACTTTGTCACCTGCTTCTAATATTAGAAACATATCTGTTAGACTTATATACCCTTCTCCGTCTATAGACTTAGAACCTGTAATAGGGTAGTAGGTAGTGGCTGAAGAGTCATACCACTCTAGCATCGCTGTTTTTGCTGATGCGTTTACATTGCCTACGTTTATAAATCTTACAATCCCTTTAAAATTGCTAGGACAAGTATATACATCTGTCCTGCTTGTATTTCCTGGTGTTGCTGCTGCTGAGATAAAAGTTGACTCAGCCATGTTTTAATCTATGGTATATAAACCACCCTATCGCAACATTAATAGGTAATAGGCTTAGAAAAATTGTGTATTCTTGTAGCTTAAAAGAAGCTATTCCTAAATACAAAAAAAGCACCATGAAAATACATAGGCTTAATTTCAATAATTCTATTCCTACTGTTTTAATCACTATTCTACTGTTTCGTTATCTTGAGTAGAAATTTCGATAGTTATAGCTTGTGATTCTGGAATATCAGCGTTCAACATAATTCTTGAACTACCGCATCCTACTAGAAAAACAGAAACTATAAAAACTAAAAATAAATTCTTCATAATTTTTCCTTGTAAAAGGCAGGGGGTACTTAATACCCCCCACCAAAGACATTATTTAGGCATATGTGTCGCCAGACTCAGTGTCACCTTGACCATCAATGTCAATTAAAACAGCCCATACTCGGACTTTAGAATTAACATCAGCAGTAGCAACAGTTACATCTAGTGTATCTGCTGCTGCATAAGTAACAGCAAGTTCAGCAAGAGCATCTCCAGAAGTCATTTGACCTGCTGAAGTTTGTACAGCCGCAGCAACGTAAGTTACTGTGCCATCGCCTAATGCCAAAGTACCAGTTCCAGTACCTGCAGTAATCACATCGATTCCTGCACTTAGTACAACAGAATTAGCTGGTACGTTAATTGCTTGATAGACATCTCCACTAGTTAAAGCGGTAGATGTGCCATCAATAACAGTTGATTGTGCGTAAGCTTTAGGCACGGCATTAGAAGCCATGTGTCCTACAGTTCCTGCACCAGTTTGTGTTAATGTAGCCATTTATCTTCCCCCTTAATCTAATTTAACATAGGCTTGGGCTATGGATTCAGTTCTAAGAACTTTCCTACCATAGACATGAAGACCACGAACAATGTCAGCGAAAGATTCAGTGTCTCTCACTACTTCTGTTTTTGCAATTTGTGAAGCTGTTGCAACACCGCCTTGGTGTCCAGCTAAAACAATATGCACGTCTGAAGTAGAAGCAGATGGCATGTTGTTAGACTTATAAAGTCTAAAGCCATTTACTAATTGAGGAACAACTAAACCATTTCTAACTTGAGACTTGCTTCCTTCTTGTAGGAAGTTAGCATCAAGTAGTTTAGAACTAGTTTGCTGTAGCTCTTCAAAGAATCTTGGAGCAGCTACTGCCCATCTGTTGTCTGTAGGAACGTTTTGGTCGTCTAGGAGTCTTCCTAGTCTTGCAAGCACGTTTACAGGGTCAACTTCACTAGTGTCAAAACCTGTGTCGATTGAGTTTGTTGCGTGATCAGCACCATATGTATTTGTTGATGTGACGTTTGATTGAATGTTAGATAGAACCTCTGCATCATAGGTGTCTTTAAGTGTGTAGGCACCTGCTGATGTAGCTAGTGTTTCAAAATTGATGTGTCCTTGTCTTTCTTCAATGTCATCTACTTTAAAAGCAAATGCGTTAGCTTTGTCGACTGTTAATTGAATTTCATCGTCAGCTAAGTCTTGAGTATTGACAGAGGAACCTCTAGTATATGCTGAAACAGTGATAGTTGGTTCTTTTATGATTCTAACTGTGTCGCCAAAATTTTCAATTTCTCCGAAATAGTCAGTGTTGGTAATATCCTCAACAACTGAAGCTTTACGGAAGAATTTAAGAACTTTTTGACTATAAATTTCTGGTAAAAAGTTACCAGAAGGCAGGTTAGTATATCCTGCTGCAGTTCCGATAGCCATAATCGAATCCCCTTTCTAGTTAAAGTTAATAAACTAACGGATTCTGCCCTCTCTTCTTGCTAAGTCGATTTCCTTTTCGTACTTTTCAAATTCGTGAGGTTTCATCCGTCTGATTTCCTCAGCACTCCACTCTTTCTTGCCTTTGGCTGGTTCCGACTTCTTTTTAGTAGGAACAAAGTCAGCAGCAGTATTAGTGGCTTGCTTTTTTGATGTACGAGAAATACCTTTATCGGCTTTATATAAATCTATAACTCTAGCAGCCCATTTAGCGTCAGTGTTATTCTTAGTAACTCCATCTGCTATAGAAGGTGGTTGGTCCTCTAACCAAGTAATAAAATCTGCATCTGCTTTAATCTGCATAAAATCAGGATGTAATCTAAGAAGTTCCTGTTCTGCCTTTTCTTTAGTTAGGCGTTGTCGGTCTCCTTGTAAGTCCTTAATTTCATCTTGCAGAGCTTTGGTTTTATTCTCAGCTTGAGAATGAGCCACAGTCTCAATAACATTATATACATCAGGATATTGCTCTTTAAACTGTTCTAGTTCTTCAGGCGTTTTAGGCGGTGTGTAATTAACACCTCCTCCTGATGCTTGCTTTGCCAAGTCTAAAAGTTCTTGTTCTTTACCTTTAAACTCTTCTATTTTAGCATCATAATGCTTTTTTAAATCATCATACCTTTTTTTGTAGTCATGTTCAGGTTGTTCTGATTTGGTAGTCTGCTCTACAAAGCTATTTGATTCTTCCTTAGAAGTAGCTGCTTCTGGAATTTCTTCTTCAGCAGGGTTCGGTTCAGGATCAGGATCGTCTAGCTCTTTTCTGTAAGCCCCTTGATATGGAGCTGGTTCTAAATTTTCTTCTTCCTTTTCTAGTGTTTCTTCGTTCATTTTTACCTCATTGGGGGCTTTACTTTCTCCGTAAAGGTAGCCCATTCAGTTATTAAAGAGACAGGGTTGCTTTCGCAAGTAGCTGTCAACTAAGTGTTGGGTCTTTCACCAACTGACATAAGACCCCTGTTGTTCATCGTTTCGAGAACATTAGGACCTATATATTCTGTTAAATTCTTTGGTATAATATATTCACCATTGTGTACATTTACTGGAACTTTACCTCCAGATTTTAGATTCTTGCCTGCATCTGTAGCAGCTCTTGAGAGCATACGATCTATAGTATCTTTACCATAGAGGGCTACTGCAGGCTGAGAGAGTACGAAATCTCCCTCTTTTAAAGTCATAGGAACATCATCTGCCCTTGCAGATGGCGGAGCTTTGTCTTTTTTGTTGACAAGTCCATAATTACCTTTATTATACTGTACATTCCCACCCTTGTCAAGCGAAATTTTACCACCTTGCCTTATATTTGCTGTAAAAGTATTTATATCAAAACCTGAATCCACCATTTGTTGCCTTATTTCTTCAGGAGATTTTACTATACCTGTATAATGCGTAAGGTCTGTTATTTTGTTTTTTGCTATATATTCTAAATCATTAAATAGAGATTCATACATAGCATTTAAACCTTCTTCTGTAGGTGCAAAATATCTACGATATACTTTACCGCCATCTTGTGTGGATTGATCTCTACCTTCATAATAATCTATTCTATTTAAAAACATCTCTCTAGCAGATAAACCTTCTTGATCTCTATTACCTATAGCGTAGTATACACCTGCTCCTGGTTTGTTACCTGCATAGTGTATTTGTATATCTCCTTTAAAATCAAAACCTGTACTAGCTTCTAATTCTTTTATGTAAGGAATCATAGGTTCCATAAGTGTTGCAGAAAACTCTACATTTTGAGGATCAGCTTTACCTGGATCATAGTCTCCTTGAGAATATTTATTTAAGTTAAATTCATCTAAATCTATAGAAGCATAACCTGACCTAAATGAAGGTTCTTTCTGTCCAAGTAAAAATCCTACAGCTAAAGCAGCAATACCTGCAAGAGGGTGTATAGAGAAAGCGTAAGATGTAAGAGCAGATTGAGCTGCTGTTTCTAACTTACCAGTTCTTAAAAAGCCTATGACAGCCGCAATAGTAGCACCACCTACAGCTCTTTCAGCAGCCAATTCTTCTCCAGATATACCTATAGCACTTGTTACACCAAACATTTCTCCTACTTTTTCAGCACCAAATACTGTAATTGCTTCTTGAGCAGCAGCAAAAGCCGCATCTTCTGCAGACCCTCCCATAGCTAAAACAGTAGCAGCACTAGTAGCAGCTCCACCAAATGCTCTCCATTTATTTGCTAAGTCTATTCCTGCTTGACCACCTACTGCAGCTTGAGCTTTTTTTGCGTAAGCTTCAACTACATCAGATTTTATAAATTGTCCTGTAGTGGCAATACCAGCTTTTTCCCAATCTCCTGTACCTAGTCCTATCAGCATAGCAGTAGCAAATTCATCATATAAATCGCTTACCTGTACACTATAGTCAGTATCGCCTACATTAAATAGATGTTTATCACCCATCTGTTGAAACCAGTTTCTATCATCTCCAAAAGTAGGGCTGTGAGGATCAAAACCTAATTGTACATCATCTGTTGTTAAAACACCTATAGACTCATTGATATGGTTTTTTATCATAGTGGTGTTAACACCATCTGCAGTTATAACATCAGGTGTATCTGTTATGTAGTTACCATAGTTTACACCATTAATATTTATTTTAGCCATAGAGTTAATAGCATCTGTAGTGTTCATAGTACCTATGGTATCTATATAATCCATAGTACGAATATAATTTGCAGCAATATCTGTAGTAAAAGGAGTTTTACCATTTGCTGCTCTTAGTTCATTTGTTTCAGCAAGCCAAGCATCTACTCTAGTTGTAAAATCAGGAGACACTCCATATGTAGTTTGACCAGCGAAAGTTGAGCTGATTTGCACATCATCTAAAGTTACTTGCCCACCTAAAAAATCTATAGTACTGTATTTACTACCACCAATACCTTCTCCTGAATAATTTGGATCGCCAAAAATATTTCCTGCAGCAGAAACATCAGATATAGTACCTAAAGTATCTAATAAAGCTGTATTTGAAGTAGGATAATCGCTAGGAAATGTGACAGTACCAGTCAAACCACTCATATCTCTATAATCAAGTGGCGTACCTGATCCTCCTGTAGGCAATCCTCTAGGACTTACATATCCTTCTGGTGGTCTAAATGAACCAGTTTGTGTAGTTTCTCTAGGCTCATACTGAAACTGTGATGATGTTCGTGTTGTAAAATCTTCTATAGATTCTCCTGGTGCTGGGTTGTAGGCATAAAACCCTTGAGTTGTATCTACTGTATCTACAGAAGGAGTCGGTCTAGCTGTTAAGGCAGGGTCTGGTTGTACAAAAGCGTCAGGGCTTGTTCCTATGGTTACGTCTTGAGTAGGGTCTTTAGGCATAGGAGGTATACCTACATCGTCTTGTACTTCTCCGCCTTCTTGCATGTCTATAAAACCACCTGATGATTTAGAAGCCTCTATTCGCCTATCCATGTGAGGTACTCCTGGTTTAATAAGATAATCAGACCATGCTCTTGCTGATTGTTCTATAGTTAAATTAGGATCAAGAATAGTACTTCTTAATCTTTCGGCATTTTTGCCTCCCATTTGAGGACCTCTGTCATATTCATTTTTAATATAGAGTAATTGAGAATCTATACTGTCTTGTAAATTATTGTCTTCAACAAATTTAAAGTATG